GGTTTCCGGCGTTTTCTAATCCCTCAACCGACCTAAAATCATCTTGCGGCAGAGAGAAAAATTCTACTATTTTTTATAGTTTATCACACTTTTATCGAAAATCCAATGAAAAAACGTCAGCTTTAACAAATCAAACTGCTCCCATCGTCGACGCATACGAGAGTGCCGGACATATGTTCGTTTGCGAATCATAGTCCAAACAATCTCAATTGGCTTTATGCAGAAGATGTATCGGGTGGGCAATTTTTTCATTTCTTTTCTTGTGCAGGCGGTTTCTGTTTCATCGACCGCGAAACTCTCGCACGTAGAGAGTTCGTTGTTTTTGATTGCTTTCTGTAGTACTGTTTTTGACCATTGCTGTTCTCGCGCCTGTTTCAGATACCACCTGCGCGCATCTCTTGTCAGCTCCGCTTCCATGATCACCACGTTCAGCGTCCAGCCGATTTTCATTGCCAGTTGCAGGAGCGTTTGGTCATTTTCATAAGTCTTATAAAAATCGCGCATCCGGCGCACGTTGCGCGGGGAAAAGCCTGTGCGGTCAAGGAAATTTGTCTGCAAAAACTCTGCGGCTGCGACCGCTGCGCCTTTCTCCGGGCGCTGGCTGATGGCCTTGCCGATGGCGTATACTTCATCCATTTGCGGAAGATTCTGCGTGAGAATTGCGGTCAATTCCCGGTACATCGTGCCATAATCCACAGGTTTTCTGACGTTCATGGTTTCTCCTTTCCGCGCCGCCGCGCATCGTATATTTCGTCGTTTTGCGAATAGCCTGCTACAATATTTTGTGGTATGATTGCCCTGTTCGTTTGATTCTTGCGAGGGAGGAGCGATTATGCACTACACCGATAACGAAGCCGCCCTGATCGGCGGTCTGATCTCAACCTATTTCTTTCAGCCTACCGTGTCCGCGTCTTTGAAGGATGCGTATGGTCGTGTTTTGGAGCATCTGCATCAGAATGCACTCACTTCCTCTGACCTTCAGCAGATCCGGAAAGCTGTGAACTTTTTGATGCCCATGTGCCAGTCGAACCGGCAGACCCAGCGGGAGCTTATGGGTGTCAACGCAAGGACAACGGCGCTACTGAATGGCTCACGGTAATCGCAGATAACGCAAAAGGCACGACGCGATGTCGTGTCTTCGCTATATATTTTTGCTGACGGCTTCATTCAGCAGGTGCGGCTTTCCGGTGCTCTTTTTTGAAGCGGACTTTGTGGTAAAGACTTTGCTTGCCCACACAAAGAGGTACAGCACGGAATCGAACAGGGAATCTTCTTTTACTTATTTATCGTTTGCTTGATCTCCGCACCGCCCTTGATCCGCACCAATACCTCATCATCAGAGAGGATGGTCACGCGCTCTACGATCTGCCGGATGGCGTTTTCACTCCATTCTGTGATCGTGGATGCGGTGTTCTCTATGGCTTGCTCTGCCTGCTTCATGCGGGTGCAGACGCGGTCAGTATCCATACTGCCTTGCAGGATTTCTTCCTTCTGCTTTTTGAGCGCGGTCTGCTCGGTCAGGATCTCCGCGAACTGCGCGTTGCAGGCTTCTTTGTCTTCCGCATCGATGGCTCCTGTCAGAAGCTGTTGGAACTGCTCGTCGAGCTGTGTCAGACGACGTTCAATATCGGCAAGGCTCATCGTCTGCCCCTGCACTGGCAGAAGTTCAAGAGATACTGCATTTTTAATAAGGTCGAGCAGGGCAGGTTTATTGCTCATGGCGGAGTGGATGGCTACCAGAATTGCATTTTGCAGTGGTTCTTCCTTGATCGTCGGGGAATCATGGCAGTATTTTGTGCCATAGTTCAGGCGGCTGGTGCAGCGCCAGACGGGATATTTTCGCCCGAGCGAGGTCCATGTGCATCGCCTGTAGAGTGTTCCGCATTCGCCGCACACGAGCCTGTCTGATAAGGCGTATTTGCTTGTATAACAGGAGCGTCCTGTCACAGCCGTTTTGGACGGGCTGCGCAGGGCGCTCCGACGCGCCATTTCAGCCTTCACTGCATTGTACTGTTCCCGGCTGACGATGCCCTCGTGGTGGTCTGGCATATAATATTGCGTCATCTGACCGACGTTCCTAATGACCTTCTTGCTGATCACATCTGTGCGGAATGTTTTCTGAAGCAGTACATCGCCGCAGTATTTCTCATTCGTCAGGATGCTCTTGATGGATGTCGTTGTCCATTTCGATTCTCCGAGAACCGTTTTGATCTGATTTTCTTCCAGCCAGTCTTGCAGATTTCGCAGGCTGGCACCGCTCTCATATCGCTTGTAGAGTTCGCGCACGATTTCTGCCTGTTCTGGTATGACGCGGAATTTGCCATCTGCATCTTTTTCGTATCCATAGAGCCGGTAGCAAGGGATTTTCAGTGTTCCGACCTTTGCGTGCATCTGCTTGCCGCGCCGGATGTTGCCGGAAATAGACTCGCTTTCGGACTGCGCCATCGCGCCGTACATCGTGATCATAAATTCACTGTCTGGCGGCAAGGAGTTGATATTCTCCTTTTCGAAGAGAACCCCAATACCGAGTTGCCGGAGGATGCGCGTGTAGTTGATGCAGTCAAGCGTGTTGCGTGCAAAACGCTGAATAGATTTTGTAAGGATAAGATCTATCTTTTTCTGCTTGCACTGACGGATCATTCGCAGGAATTCTGTGCGCTTTTTCGTAGATGTGCCGGTGATGCCCTCATCCGCGAAAATCCCGGCCATCGTCCATTCCTTGTTGGACATGATTTTGTCGGTATAGTATTCGCACTGCGCTTCATAGCTGCTGGCCTGTTCTTCCTCTTTCGTGGAAACACGGCAGTACGCTGCCACACGAAGCTGCTTTGTGACTGTAGTCGTTTGCTGTAATTCTGGCTTGGGTGGGATTATAATGACACGCGGCTTTTCGTCTGTCATGCAAGGTCTTCCTTTCCGATGATTTGCCCGTTTTTAAGCTGCAAGCGCACCGCCTGGCGCGTCACCAGCACGGCGGAGACGGCGCTTTGCAGCAGCTCCGCGTTGAGCTCTGCTGTGCATTCGAACGCCGCGAACAGCCGCCGCAGACGCTCTGTTTCATATTCTTCGTTGCCAATGGCATCGTATTGCTCCTGCGCCAGCTTGCAAATCAGGCTTCTGGCAGCGTCCTCGTCGAGTGGCTGGGTGTTCAGAATGTCATCCAGCTCGGCTTGCGTATTTGTATATGTCGGTTTGGATGTTCGCTCCGGCTGCGTGATGCGCTCTGGCTGCTCTGCCAGCCTGCCGAGCAGGTGCATGACCTGCTGTTCCACCTCCGGTGTGGGCGGCTTGGAGCAGACACGCCTGAGTGCTTTCTGTGCAGGTGTCCGCTCCGGCAGGCGCTGCTTGGTCTGACGCTTTTCTGCGGCTGCTTCAAATAATTTTATGTCAACTAATCTTGGATAGCTGTCTGCCCCAGTGTACTTGGTGTTTTCCAAGATTCGTGCGATCATGTTCTTGTTCCAGCTCTTGCCCTCGTCATAGACGGGGCCGTTTTTGCTCATCTGTTCTGCGATTTCCTTCAGCGACGCGCCGAACGTATATTGCAGGAAAATATCCTGCACGGCTTTTGCCTCCGACTCGTTCCGGATGATCTCACCCATGCGCATTTGATACCCAAACGGCAGCTTCCGATTTCCCATTACCGCTTCGTCCTTTCGATTTGTTCTGTCAGTTCCAAACCATTTTTCAGCCGGAAGCGCAGGCTCTCGTTGCTGTCTACGATGATTTTATCTACAAGCGCATCGAACAGCTCCGCATCAAAGCCGTCGAGGAAATCCGGCCCGTCCTCCAGTGCGTCCATGAGATCGCGGGTGCGGTCTGCCAGATCGTCGCTGTCGGTGTCGAGAAGCCTTGCTTTTTCCTGTTTCAGCCTGCGGAGCTGTTCGCTGAGTTTGTTATTTGATGTTATAAAAGTATCAGGATCAACGCCGCCCGCTTGCTGAAGCTGGGCTAGGAATTGAACCTGACTGAGAATATCGGATATTTTCTTGTTGAGAGAGATGACGTCTTCGCTCCAGAGCATCCGGCTGTAACGGATCTTCTGGAGGTTCGAAAGCATTTGCGTGAAAATGGGGCCACCGTGATGTTTGAGTTTGTAATAGAGGCGACAGAACGTGGCCATGATCTCTTGTTCGTCGATTTGAGAAATGCTGCATTTTTCACTCGATTCGCTGTGCAGTTTGCAGGACCAATATGTCCGATCTCTATCTCGCCGCAGTCTGAACGGCGAACCGCAATTCCCACAAACCATCCGCTGGCGAAATGGAGTGTCTAATTTGAGATCCGATGCATTCCGTTTACTACGCTCCCGCATCAACTTCTGAGCGGCATTAAATATGTCCTTAGAAATAATTGCAGGGTGTGTATTTTCAACGTAGTACTGCATCCGTTCGCCGTTGTTTTTCTTTTGGATGGTTGGAAATGTCGCCGTTGTATAAGTTTTTTGCCAGAGAGAATCTCCGGTGTATTTCTCGTTTGAAAGTATATATGAAATGATCCATCTGCGCCAAGGACGGTCAGCCCCATTTGTATGCAGCGGGATTCGAGAAGCATTTAGCTGTTCGCTTATGGCGTCCATACTTTGCCCGCTTAGATATGACATGAAAATCTGACGTACAATTTCCGCTTGCTGTTCGTCAATGTATATCTTTTTATCGACAGTTTTGTAACCGTAGGGAAGGAATGGGGGAATGAAGGTACCATCTCGCATCCTTTTTTGATATCCCCACTGGACATTCCCTGAAATCGACTCGCTACCCTTCTGCGCCAGCGATGCCATGATTGCCGTGACCATCTCACTGGATACCTTACTGGTGTCGATGCCCTGTTCCTCGAACTGGACGCTGACGCCAAGCTCTTTGAGTTCCCGAACGGCTGCAAGGCAGTCCTTTGTATTTCGGGCGAACCTGGAGATGCTCTTGACCAGAATGCGGTCGATTTTTCCTTTCCGGCAGTCCTGCATCATGCGCTGAAAATCTTCGCGCTTTTCAACCGACGTGCCGGTGATGCCCTCATCGGCGTAAATATCGACCATTTCCCAATCCGGGTTGTTAGAAATAAGCTCGGAATAATATTGATTCTGGACGCGATAGGAGTTGAGCTGATCCTCACTGGAGGAGCTGACGCGAGCATACGCCGCGACGCGCAGTTTGTGCGCTACGATTTCATCGTGCGCCGGGATGACTATGACGCGCTGCTGTTCCAGCGCAAGATTTCCGTCGGTCTGCTTCTTTGCCATGTTGTTCACCTCCCTCTGCAGCAACACACACTACCACACCAAAGGCGTAATAGCTATGACCAAAACGGAGAAAAATCAAGCGTAAAGTGTGAAATTTGCACCAAGCTCGACAGCGATCCGCCGTGCGATCTTTTTGATCTCAGTCTCAGAAAATCCGACCGTCCGGAGCGCCTTCAAGAGCTGGCAGATGCCTAAAAAATCAATGTTT